GTTTTAGACATTGGGAGCTTAGTCCCTCTATCGGTTACACCATACGGCATAATACATTTCATTTCATCAATTAAAGGTCTAACTTGTGCAAATAAGTTTTCATAATCTGAGCATATCGGGCTTAAAAAGAACTGGTTAGATAGTTCCTGTGCAAAATCTCGTGCCTTTTTGCGTTTAGTTGCATCCCTAAATTTATCTATAAAGCTCATTTTCTACCCCTTTTCTTGTTTTTAGGCTTTTTAGCGAAATCCTCAATACTTGTGGAAAAGTTTTCACCATCAGTATAAAACGGCATTGTCTTAATGTCATGTTCAAAAACGGCTTTATTTATTAAATCTTTCCCCTCATCGCTAGCAAAAGATACTTTCTTTATATTTATTTTTTTGTTTTCTATAAACTGTTTTATTTTTTTCCCTCTGTCACCACACAAAACACAATCTTGGTAAACGCAAATTATCTCTTTAGCCATTGGTATTCCCCTCGTCCAGCGCACGAGTAATATATTTTTCAATAGCCCCCTCCGTTACAGAAGATAATCGGTTCAATCCAGTTTCTCCATTGCATAAATAGGTTTTAAGCACCAATTTATCATCAACGCTTAGTTTTTCACGGATAAACTTCTTGGCATATTGCTCATCAAAACAAGAAGCCAAAATGTCATCAGCTTCCTTGATTTGCTCTTCCGTTTCAAATTTAGTATTAGATAAACGCAGTTTCTTTTCTGTGTCCATCTTTGGCTCGCACAACTTCCCTTTGAAGTCTATTGGCTCAAGCCCATTAAAGTGTAGCATAGCTCTTTGCTCCTGTTTACTATAATTCAATTATAGCATACTATTTGCAAATATCGTGAGAACCTTGTATAGTCCAAGTGCAGCCTTTTTCCCTCGCATATTCATCACGGCTTGCATCTTCGTGTTTATTATAAGCCCAAATAAGAGCCAAAACAATAATTATAGCCAAAATAGTTTTTATTGTATTTTTAATGTTTGTTTTTGTTTTCATTTTATACCCTTTCTTTTTCTTTCGTTTGTTATTATATTATATATTATAACACAACCAAAATAAAAAGTAAATAGTTTTTTTAACTTTTTTCAAAGTTTTCCACATCTAAAACTCAATCCGTTTTTTACTCAAATCGTCTATTGCATAGCGTAAAGCATCCATTAAATGGTCATTGCCATCTTGAGGTTCATCTAATATTTCTCCACTACGCTTTTTCCTCCAAGCATACGATAAATATTCTCGTTTCAGGTGCTGTCCACTATATTTGATTTGTCTTTGGCTCACTCGGTCAATTCCACGCTTCACCGACCCTGCGTTTTTATCAGCACCTACAATTCTAAAGCCAGCTTGTTTAATCTCAGCTATAATTTCAGGTCTAGCACTATCAGCCACTATCAGCACATTAGGGTCTATATTTTGTGACATTAAAATATCTTTATATTGCGAACCTAATATACCTTTTTTATACAAAACCTCTTGTATCCCTGTTTCACCATTTTCTAATTCATAAATTGCTACCATAGCTGACTCATCATTACTAAAACCAAAATCTAAACCATAACGGACTAATCTACCACCCTTAAAATGTTCATCATCTACTTCTTCCCATCCTGAGTAGACATTGCCTTCAAGTGAGCCAATTTGTCCTAAACCATAAACCGTCCAATAATTATTTGGTTCCTCGCCATCTTTGGGTTTATGGCTCTCTATATTCTCTATGATTTGCTTAGACAATGCCTCATTATCTTTATAAGTCAATATTACAAAACTGGTTCTTTCTTTGTGCTTTCCCTCTACCAATTCTTTGTGCGCCCAAAATTCACTCGTAGGGTTATAATCTACAATTACAAAATCTGTGGTTCTACTTGCTAGCTGGTCGAATGTTTCATAAGTAAACGCATTAGCTTCATTCACAAATAGTACATCACGAGACAAGCCATGTGCTTTCATCTTATCTATTGACCTAAACTGCATTACAGAACCATTGATAAATTCATAATTTAGCTCGCTTTTATTGAATTTATCGTCTTCCCATCTATTAGTGCCTTGCATAATTTTTTTAAAGTCGTCAACCGCTCCGTCTTTAAGGTGATTATATGATTGTCCTACCACTGTTATTTTAGAGTTAGGATAGCTCTCGGCATATCCTGTCAGCAACATCATAATGGAAACAGTCTTCCCAGCACGCATACCGCCCTGAATGACTTTATAAAATGTAGGTTCTAATATAAGTTCTTCTATCTTATTTAGAGCAGTTGTCCTATACACCGAAAAATTCCTCTTTAACTTTTTGTTTTACTATTTCTTTAGATAAACCACTTCTTGCTAATCTAATCGCTCGTTGGGCTTCTTTTTCAGTTTTATATCTACCAAAATTAACTTTACGATATTCAACATGCCATTTATTGCACCATTTTTCAAAATAATACCCTTTAATTTTAGTATTATGGCAATTCTCTGTTTGTGTAACAATACGCAAATTCTTTTTCCTACAGTCTAGCGTATTATGATTACGGTGGTCTACTACCATACCTTTAGGGGCGCTCATAATCAATCTGTGTAAATAGTCGTGTCCATTAGCAGCATATCTGCCAGCCAATAAATGCCACTTTTTGTTTTTAAACTTTTCGTAATCTTCAGGGTCTAAAAGAACTTCTAGCCCCTTGCCATTTTTACCGCTAAGCTTTATCTTCGCCATCACCACTCCAACCACTAGCCCTAATCGCTCGCTCTTGTTCCTCAGCTTCTTGTTTTGTTTTGTATATTTTACCTGATTGACCAAATTGCCAACCGATTATTTTACCCCCTGCGCTTCTAACTGCATGTACTGGCATTTTATTCCTTTCGTTAGTTTTCTTTATTATAACACACGCACTAATCGTTTACGCACCAATTCCCTAGCTCTATCTTCGCTCACTACCCAAGATTCACCCCATGCCGATACATATTTTCTTAATTCCATGTCATAATACGCACGTATTGGCTTTATAAGCACACCTTCGTTCTTAAAGGTATAATTACTCGTTTTTTGTGCTAGAAGCGTTTTCCAGCCGTCTTTAGGCGCCTTATAGCTAAATTCTTTTTTGTCCTTGAATATACCTTCAACAACTTTATTTATATTTTCACAATCCCAATCTAAAACCAACTCAGCTTCTTTAGGTATATTCAATTCTTCTGCAACTGTTAATGGCGTTCTAACAATTCTCACCCCATATTCCAATGCTTCGTTTATAGAATAGCAATAGGTTTCCATATTATTACTAACTTGAACTAACCAATCGCTATCAGCAATATAGGGTCTAACATCGGCTCTTGGTTTCATAATAATTACATTAGGAGATTCTACCATACTAGGCATACTATTAGTAAAGATAGCCCATAAATAATGTCTACCAGTTTTTTCACAATATTTGTCTAAAGCATCAATCAATTTTAATGTTCTAGCACCACCTTTCGTTCTATCTTCTAGCCTACAAGCCGACACCAATCTTATCACCTTATCTGGTTTTTCTAAAGTCAATGGATTATAGCAATATTCAACAGGTTTATTCACTTTTTGGATTTCTTCCTGCAACTCTATCTGTTTCTTAGCATATTTGCTAACACCAATTATTTTAGTGATTTTAGGGTGGTCTATCGGTGGTTTATACCCTAACTCTTGGTAAATCGCATGGCACACAAATATATGCTCTTTAGCTTCTATTTGCCCAATAGCGTCTATATTAAAATTATAAAATGCTTTTTCAGCGTAATAGGTTTTTCCGACTTCTCGCCTAACGCACCTAACTAATCTTTTTAACCTCAACAACTGCTCAAAATCACATTCATCATACATTATAGTTAAATCATACTTGTGATATTTCTTTGCTAATTCATACAAAAATTGTTCCGTACCACCGATTTTACAAATATGCTTAAAATAATATAGATTAGCGAAGGGTTTATTTTTCTCCATTTTTCTTGCGCTCCGTTAAATCTACCAACGGCTTAGGAGCTGTAACAGTCGTTTCAATCTTCTGCTTCGGTTGTCCATATACTTGGTTCATCATACCTTCGATTTCTTTCCAGTTTCCTTTTGCAATACAAGTAGCAAGTTTTCTCTCGAATAAAGGTGCATCCTTATTAACAGCAACGTTCTTTAGTTCACTTTCCGAAAGCTTTAGCATCTGCTCTAATTTATATCTGGCAGAATCTTCCTTTTTCCAAGCTCCATTATGTCTTGGGTTCCCATTCGGTTGCCCAAATTGAGCTGATACATTTATCGGATTCCCATTCTTTAGCGTTTTCACCTGCTTTCTGGTGGTTTCGTCTTTCATAATTCCACTATACAACAAAAAACCTGCCGAAGCAAGTTTTTTGTAGTTGTTACTATTGTTGTAGTTAAATTATATCATAAAATTTGTTTTTTATACATCAATTCAATAGTTTTAGTTATTTTAGCTTTGTAAATAGTCCAAATATAGGCTTCCCTACCTTTGAATCTCCATTGTCTACCTTTTGTAATATATCTACTTTCATCAAATTCGTCTCCGTATATTTCTTTTAGAGTTTCCAAACACTGGTCATAATATACATCAAATATTCCATATTGGCACATTGTATCAATTGCTCCCCGAAGCGTTCCACCACTTTCTGGTAAAGTTTTATAATCCTCTAATTTACTTTTTAACTTTTTCAAATCGTCGTCCATGTAGTCTAAAATATGTTGTCTATATTTGCGATATTCTGTATTTGTCATTTTATTGCTCCTTTCTTTAATGCTCGCTTATTTCCCCATTTGGCTCAATAATCCAATATGATGGAAAATCAAAGTCGGCAGGTACCATTCCCCAAGTCCCATCATATTTGAATTTGTACACATATACTGTTTTATTATGTTCTTTAGCCATCTTCTTACCTTTGGCTAATGCAGAACGCACATTGTATTCCATTATGCCAGTAGATTCATCACCATCTACTTCTACTAAATAATCAACCATTCTCATTTTAATTCTCCTTCATTTAACATTACATAAATTGAATTTACCCACCTTGATTGATGGGTTAAATATATATTATATCTGCTCATTCCTTTTAATTCTTCATAAGTCATACCAAAAATTTCAACTAAATCAAATTTAGCTTCTCGTAATTCATTTTCATAATCTACTTTATCACCACCATTGAATATTTCATATTTCTTGACATCTTTGAAAATCTCAATAGCTGTTTCAATAGATTTGCCCTTAGGCATTTTCTCCATTTTGCCATTATAAACAAATTGAAGTTTTTCTTTAAGTTTATTATAATCGGTTCGCATTTGCTGTTCTCCTTTA